TTTCACTTTAACAACGGAAGCACTACAAGTAATATTACAAACTACACGCCATTCGGTCAAGACCTTTACACAAACTTAACTAACTACACGTTAAACTTCGCTCCTGACATCAGCACGATGTTGAATGAACCAGTGCAACAAACGCTATTCGGAACGTACTACTTTTCTTACCTGTACAATCTTTATAACTTAAAGCAAAGGTTGATCAGCGTTAAAACTATTCTACCTATTGGACTACTGACAGGACTACGTTTAAACGATAGATTAGTAATCAGAGATAAGAGATATATCATTAACTCAATGCAATCTAATCTAACAACAGGAGAGGTAAACTTCCAGTTAATTTTAGATTTTAGACCAATGGTAAACGCTACTCAAACTCCAAACGTAGGAGTAGACGGAGGAGAAATTCAGTTGTCAATTGACTTTGTTAACGATACATTCTCAGCGTTTATGAGTTCAACTAATTCAGATGTAACTATTGCACCTGATTACATCGAAGCAAGTCAGTTGGTAACGGTGACCTTACCGAGTGGAACGGCAGGAACTGTATACCCAGTGAATATCGAATATACATTGAACTCAGGAATTATAGAAACACGAACCATAAACATCATACAACAATGATCAGACAAATAATCGCAATGTTAGCCATAGATAACTTCTACGGAATATCAGAGAACATAGACATAGCCAAAGGAAAGTATGCTTATACGACATCCTTTAGAAAAATGACACGTCAAGAGAGAAGAAAACACGCACTAAAAAAAGTAAATAATGGCTGAAAAGAAAGTAATTGAATTAGAAATTGACTCAAACTTAGGTTCACTTAAAGAACAATTATTATCTGCACGAGCTTCTGTGCAAGAATTAGCAGATAAATTTGGTGCTTCTTCTCAACAAGTTGCAGATGCAGCTGATAATGTTCGAGCGTTAGAAAAAGAAATTAAGCAGACTAGTAAAACTTTAAAATCAATTGGAATTGAAGGTAAATTTACCGCAATCACAGGAAGTATTACAGGTGTATTAAATGGCTTTCAAGCTGTTCAAGGATCATTAGGTGTTTTAGGAATTGAAAGTAAAAATGTTGAAGAAGCATTGTTAAAGGTTCAGTCAGCAATGGCTTTAGCAGATGGTGTTGAAGGAATATTTAGAGCACAAACATCATTTAAACGATTAAAAGACATCACGATTGGAGCATTTCAAGGAATGACTACTTCTGCTAAAGTATTTACTGCAACAGGAATTGGATTACTAATTACCGCAGTGGCTTTATTAGTTGCAAATATGGATGATATTAAAAAATCATTTAATTCAGGACTAGCATCAGCTCAGAAATATGCAGAAACCACAGAAAAACAAGCTGAAGCAGCAAGAAAAGCAGTAGATAATTTTGATGAATATGCACGAACTTTAAGACGTATTGGCTTTGAAGAAGATGAAATTAATAAAAAACGTGAAGCAGCATACGCTAAAGCTATTAGAGATACTGAAAATCAATTAAAAGCACAAAAGAAAGTATTAACTGAATCTAAAAAAGGATTAGAAACTGCACAGGCATTTGATGCTTTTGGTTTAAATGCTACAGGACGTTGGTTATATGGTGACGAAGAAGATGTTAAAGCAAATAGAGCTAAAGCAACAGAAACAGCTGATCAACTCGCTAAACTAAAAAACGACAAATATCAATTTGATGCGGAGATAAAAAAGGCTAAAGAAGAAGAAAAAAAGAAAAAAGATGATGAAGCAAAAGCCTTAGCAAAAGAAAATGCAGATAAACGTAAAGAGGCTTTAGAACAAATTAGAAAAAACCAACGAGATGCAACTGATTTATTCAAATCAGAATATGAAATTCAAGTTCGAAATATTAAAGAAAAGTATGATGCTGAAATAGCTTTAGCAAAAAAATACAATCAAAGTACAATCGATTTAGAAAAGGCTAAAAAAAAGGAGTTAAAAGATTTAGAAGATGCTCAAATTGATACAACTCGTTTAGGATTAGATAAGGTTACAACATTAAAAGCTGGTAGTCTTGCAAAAACAAAAGAGTTTCAAGAGCAAGAAAAAAAAGGATTAGTTGGAGTTGCTGAAAATCGTCAAAGACTATATGAATATGAAAAAGCATTAGACGAAAAGAAGAAAAAAAATCAAGAAGACGCATTAACTGCTACTGCTAATACATTAGGAAATATTGCGGATTTATTTGGTAAACAAACGGCAGCAGGTAAAGCAGCAGCAGTTGCTGAAGCGACTATTCAAATGTTTCTATCTGCTCAGAAAGCGTATACAAGTACAGTTGGTATTCCTGTAGTTGGACCTGTATTAGCACCAATCAATGCAGGTTTAGCTATCGCAGCAGGAATTAAAAACATCAAAGCAATTACCTCTGTAAAAGTACCAGATGACACAGGTTCTAATCCGCCTCCTTCAAATAACCCATATTCAGGTAGTTCCATTATGTCGCCAAACTTTAACGTAGTTGGTAACTCAGGAATCAATCAACTTGGACAACTTCAACAGAAACCTATGAAGGCTTATGTGGTTTCAGGTGACATGACAACTGCACAAGCGTTAGATCGCAACAGAATTGAAAATGCAACATTAGTACAATAATTAAGTTTAGAAAATATGAAAATAGTTGAATTAGTAATAGACGAAAAGGATTCACTCAGCGGAATTGACGCAGTTTCCGTTGTTCATTCTCCAGCAATCGAGGAGAACTTCATTCACTTATCAAAACACGAAGTAGAATTAAAGGAAGTAGATACTGAGAAGAAAATTCTTATGGGTGCTGCATTAGTTCCTGATAAGCAAATCTACAGAGTCAACGAAAAGACGAAAGAGGAATACTACATTTATTTTAGTGCTGATACAGTACGCAAAGCATCAGAGTTATTCTTAATGAACTCAAACCAAAATAACGCTACCTACGAACACGACAAGAAGTTAAAAGGAATGTCAGTTGTAGAAAGTTGGATCATTGAAGATGAGAAACAAGATAAGTCTGCTAAATACGGATTCAGTTTACCAAAAGGAACTTGGATGATTTCCATGAAGGTAAATAACGATGAAGTATGGCAGGACGTAAAAGAAGGTAAAGTAAAAGGATTCTCTATTGAAGGTTACTTCGCTGACAAGTTAGAAATGTCGCAGATGACTGAGGAGGATATGTTAATTGAAAAAATCAAACAAATAATTTTAGAAGATGGCAAAAAGTAAAACACCAAGTTACTCAAGTCCCAAAGGAGGACGCAGAGGATGTCTATGTGAAAACGGAAAATATTCAAGCAAATGTTGTGACGGAAGCCTACAAGCACAGGGCATAGGAATGACTACAGGAACTGAAAATGTTACGGTAACAATTAGTTCAGGAGTTACAACGATAGTTCGTCAAAACGGATAAAAATACAACAAAAGAAATATTAACAAGTTTTATAAAATAAACACAAAAATGAAAAATAGCACAATTAACAAAATCAAAGCACTTTTAGGAATGGAAGTGAGTTTAGAAATGATGAAGTTAGCTGATGGACAAACAGTTCTTGAGGCAGACGCATTTGAAATGGATAACGAAGTGTTCGTTGTAACTGAAGACGAGCAAAAGATTCCATTACCTGTAGGAGAATACGAATTAGAAAACGGAATGATCCTAGCAGTAGAAGTTGAGGGTATCATCAAAGAAGTTAAAGAAGCAGTTGTTGAAGAAGTTGCTCCTGAAGCGGAAGTTGAAGTAGAAGTTGAAGCGGAAGCTGCACCTGTAACACCTACTGCAAAGAAAACAGTTGAATCTATCGTAAAAGAAACATTCTTCTCAGAAATCGAAGCACTTAAAAACGAAAATACTGAATTGAAAGCTAAATTGGAGAGCCTTTCTAAAGTTGAAGAAGTTACAGAAGAGGTAACCGAACTTTCAGAAGAACCTAAACCAATCTCTTTTAATCCTGAAAACACGAATCCAGTTGAAACTTTCAAGTTTGCTAAAAACAGAGAGCGTAATACATTGGATTCAATCTTAGAAAAATTTAACAAATA